TTCTCACCTCGGTGGCTGATCCAGCGCAACCCACGCACCACTGTCTGATTGATTGAACGGGTGTGGCGTATTTCGCCATGCGTTACTTCTCCAGTTTTTTGCGCTGCGGGTCCTTCCTGGCACGCACAGCGGAACGGTCCGCATCGGCGCGGTATTTCGGCACGTGATGGCACGAATTTTGACTTGGGAATTGGGTGTGCCGTCTTGATTCCATGCCCTGATATATGGAGTCCATAGGAACGGATTCGACTGCACCCGATGTGGTCATGCTGTGATACTGAGGTTGGTATTGTTATGCCGCCCGATGACTTGGTTGGCTCCCATAAGCATGTTAATTGCGGGCATGATAGTGGCGTTGATCAAATTGGCGGAAACTGATGATATTTGCACCAAGATGATATTTACATTTATGCTTATCATGGAATAAATTACCCAAAACTGCGTGACGTGTTACCACAAGGCTGCCTTTGGGCGGCTTTTCTGTTTGGGGATATGGCAAAGAGTAAAAAAGCCACTTTCATCGTCGGGACCAAAGATGTAGCAGATTTCTTCGACGTGACCGACGAGGCGGTACGTCTATGGGCCAAGAACGGGTGCCCGAAGGACAGCCGGGGTCGGTGGAATCTGAAGGAGGTGTTTGTCTGGTGGTGGGACAACATCGCTTCAGATCGGCTGGAGCGTGGCGACGACGATGAGACGCTGAAGTCCGCAAAACGCCGTTACTGGGTCGCCAAGGCCCAGAACGAGGAGATCAAGGCGGATGTGACGCGCGGGAAGCTGGTTCCGGTGGATGATGTGGCGAGGGAGTGGGCGGCCAGGGTTACGGAGCTGACCGGCGGGCTGAATGCCATGGCTTATAGGTTGGCGCCGGCCCTTGAAGGTAAGACGAAGATGGAGATCCTGGACATCATCAAGGCGGAGGTCCGGGAACTCAGAGAGAGTTATGCCCGAGTCGGAACGTACTGCCCCGAAGTGGACGCCGAGGGAGATTGAGGCATGGGCGCCTCCGGCTGATCTGAGTGTGTCGGAATGGGCTGAGAAGTACAGGGTCCTCGGCCCCATGTCTCAGGAGCCCGGGCCGCTCCGTCTTCGCCGCACACCGTACTTGGTTCCCATTCTGAACTGCGTATTGGACCGGAACGTGGAGGAGGTCGTTTTTTGTAAGTCGGCGCAGATTGCCGGCACGGAGGCCATGCTTTCTATTGTGGGTTACTACGCCCACATGGAGCCCTGTCCGATCATGATTATTCTCGCCGACCAGGACACGGCCACCCACATCAACAAGACCCGCATCCAGCCCATGTTCACGGCCAGCAAGGACTTGGCCCCGTTGCTGCTGGACGGGCCCCGCACGACCAAGGAGGAACTGGAGCTTCGCAACGGCACCTATATCTGCATGGGGTGGGCGTCCAGCGTGGCGAGGCTTGCCAGTCGCCCCATCCGAATCGTCGTTCTCGACGAGGTGGACAAGCCCGGCTACTACGTGGAGTCCAAGGAGGCCGATCCCATCTCTCTGGCCCGACAGCGGACGGAGACCTTCTTTGACAAGCGCATCCTTATGCTTTCCACGCCCACGACGGAGGACGGGAACATCTGGAAGGCGCTCAACTCCTGTGACGTAATCTACGACTGGCACGTTCCATGTCCGAAGTGCGGGACCTTCCAGCCGCTTCGCTGGAGCAACACGGACTGCGCCGACTTCAAGGACGGGTCCTATCTGGACGAACGCGGGGAAAGAAAGCCGCTGGGATGCGTGGTGTGGTCAGGGGGCCGTGACGCCACACCGGAGCAGATCGAGGCGGCCGGATACCAGTGCGGGTCGTGCGGAGGCGTGTGGACAACCGTCGAGAAGAATAGGGCAGTCGAGAAGGGGAAGATGGTACCGAGGACCCCTGTGGATGGGTCGCCACGACGGATTGGATTTCATATCAACCGGCTCTATTCGCTTCTGGGCGACAGCGGGTCCATCCCGAGGCTCGTCAGGGCTTGGATCACATCCCAGGACGATCCAGGCAAGCGCCAAGATTTCATCAACGGGGCCCTGGCTGAGCCGTGGCGGCAGGTGGTGGTATCCACCAATGTGACTCAGGTGCTGGAAGCCAAGTGTGATCTGCCCCCCAGGACAGTGCCGGAGGATGCGGTAGCCCTCACGGCCGGCGTGGATGTCCAGAAAAACGGTTTCTGGTTCGTCGTGCGGGCGTGGGCGAGAGACATGACCCGCTGGCTCATCGACTACGGGTATCTCCCCACGTGGAGCGATGTGGAGCGGCTGTTGTTCGCCACGTCCTATCCCATCGCCGGGATGTCTGGGCACGACATGAGGATCTGGCGGGCGTGCATCGACACGGGCGGAGGCGATGCCGGAGGAGACGTGAGTCTCACGGAGACGACCTACTGGTGGCTCCGCGAGAACTCCAGAGGACGCGGATGTGTCTGCTTCGGCACCAAGGGTTCCAGCAAGCCGCTGGCGTCCACCTTTCACCTGAGCGCCGTCAAGGACCGTTCCCCGTCCGGCAAGGCCATGCCCGGCGGGCTCCGCATTGTCCTGATCGACACGGACAAGATGAAGGACGCTCACTTCTACGCGCTGGACCAAGCACGCGAGGCGCAGCGCCGTGGCGCCTACCTCCACAGCGAGGTTGGCGACGATTACGCACGGCAAATCCTGGCCGAGGAAAAGCGCACTGTCAAGCGGGGCGTTCACCAGTGGGTCCAGGTGAAAAAGGACAATCATCTGCTGGACTGTGAGGTGATGGCCCTTGCCTGCGCGCATCCCGAGTGGCCGGCCGGCGGGGGCGTGACGCTCCTCCGGGACAGAGTGGGCGTGGTTCCGTCCGGGTCGCTGGAGACACTGATGCCCAGCCGTCCGCAAAGGAAGGACGCATCAGTACCAGATGATACCGGGCCGAGGAATTGGTGGGAGAGCCGCCGGACCATGAGACCCGTGAACAGGCGGCCTGACGACTGGTTCACCTTGAGGAGGCATCGGTATGTATGACAGCCGGAGTGACCTGGAGGCGAGACTCGCCGAGGTCAGGGCGGAAATCACAAAGGCCAGGAAGCGCCAGAGGTACGGCATCGACGATTTTTCGGTCGCAAGAGCCAACCTCAAGGACCTCCTGGAGGAGGAACAGTGGATATTGGAGCAGATTGCCCGCTACGACGCCATCCAACGCGGAATCAACCGATCCTCGCGCGTCAAATTCGTAAGGGACTAGCCCATGAACATCGTCGATAAGGTGGTGGCATTCTTCAGCCCCGAACGGGCCTTCAGGCGCATGGCTCATCGGCACGCCCTTGATGCCATGGCGTCGTCTGCCCTGTCCGGTTATCGGTCGGGAGGGGCCGCCGGGCGGCTGGAGACGTGGAGGTTCCCCCAGCGGACCGACGGGATGCCGGATGCGACGAGCCTCACCAGGATGCGGCGCCGGTCCAACGAATTGTTTCGTAATTACGGGATTGCCGCCGGGATTGCAGACACCTACGCCGACAGCGTGATCGGCGGACTCGGCCTGACGCCGCAGAGCCGCATTCGAGCCGAGGATCTAGGCATTGACGAAGACAAGGCGGAAGTCTTGCGGAATCAGGCTGAGTCCGCTTGGGGTCTCTTCGCCTCCAAGGCGTGCGTGACGGGGCAGATGACATTTGCCGAGGTGCAACACTTGGCCCTCCGTCGCATCATCATCGACGGTGAGATTTTTGCTCTTCCCGTGTGGATGAGGGACGATCATCGCGTCATCAAGCGGGCCGTGCAGCTCATCGATGCCGAGCGCGTATGGGGGGAGAAGGATGGTTTCACCAACGGCATCCGGGTGGATGGGTACGGCAGGGTGACCCACTATGCCATCGAACCCGGGAATGGGACGAGCACATCTCGCCGTCGCCCGGAGCCCGTACCCTATGCCGCCGTGGACAGGGCGGGCCGTCCCAGGGTGATCCATGTGTACTTCCGGCTGCATCCCAGCCAATATCGAGGGATTCCTCTCTTTGCGCCGGTTATCAACCTGTTTCACGACATCGCCGACTACCTGGAGGCGGAACTTGTGGCGGCCCGCGTGGCTGCGTGCCTGGCGGTATTCATCACCAAGTCCGATCCTTACGCCTACGGGCTGGAAACCTCCGAGTCGGACGCCCACACCGGCGAGGAGCATATGACGTTGCGGACCGGCGAGGTGGTGCGGTTGAGGCCCGGCGAGTCCATCAATGTGGTGGATCCGAAGCGTCCTGGAGACGCCTTCGATCCGTTTGTCACCCACGTTCTCCGGATGATCGGAGCGAGCTTGGGCCTCCCCTACGAGCTGGTGGCGAAGGACTTCAGCAAGACCAATTATTCATCGGCCCGAACGGCCCTCATCGAGGCCAGGCGCCGGTTCAGCACGTGGCGATCCTTCTTCGCCTCCAAGTTCTGCCAGCCGTTCTACGAGCTGGTGCTGGAAGAGGCCTACCTGAGGGGGATGTTCGATGCCCCCGACTTCTATGAGAACAAGCACCTGTACTGTCGCACAAGCTGGATCGGGCCCGGTTGGGGATGGGTGGACCCGGTGAAGGAGGTTCAGGCGAGCGTCAAGGCCATCGAGGCGAACCTGTCCACTATCGCCGACGAAGCGGCGGTTCAGGGCCGTGATTGGGAAGACGTGATCGCCCAGCGCGCCAGGGAACGGCGTCGCGTCCGTGAACTGATGGGCTCCGGGCTCGAAGACGAGGAAGGAGGTGGAGATGGCGCATGAGCACAACTCCCGGACGGTGCGTGATGAGCCGGACTGGGGCGAGGTGGACAAGACCGCCCTCCCGCGCATTGCATTCGCCGACATGGGAGACGCCGACAAAAAGAGCACCTGGAAGTACCCTCACCATTGGGTGAAGGGAGGGACGGAGAAGGACGAGGACGGTGTGTGGGGGGACGGGGAGCTTTTCCTGCACCGTGGAGGCCTCAACGCCGCATGGGCCGCCGCCAATGGAGCCAGGAGCGGCAGGAAGGCTCCACCGGAGGTTCTGGCCCACCTGCAGGAGCACAGGAAGGCACTGGGGGCGATGGAGGCAGTCGGCGCAGATGAGATCCGGCCAGACGGGGGGCGTGGGGCGCTCCTGCTGGAGCGGTTTTCCGGTACGCCTTGGGCCATTGTCCCTGAAAAGCTGACCGACATCGCCGCTGTCGTGGACTCCCGGATCGAGCGGATCGGCTCCATCGAATGGGCCGCTGATGGGAGATCGGGACTTGCGGCGGCTGACGAATACGAGGTCCTGGAGGACGGGACGGCCATCATCCCGCTCTACGGGACGCTCATGAAGCGGGCCAACATCATCACCAATTATTCCGGCGGGACGAGCATGGAGATCTTTGCGTCCAAGGTCCGGGCGGCCGATCTGGACCCGCGGGTCACCCGGATCGTGCTGGACGTGGATTCCCCCGGCGGGACGGTGGACGGCACCCATGAGGCCATGGAGGCTGTGCGGAGGGCGGAGAAGCCCGTGATCGCCTACACCGACGGACTCATGGCGTCGGCGGCGTACTGGATCGCATCCGCAGCCGATCTCATCGCAGCGTCGCCGTCCGCCGAGGTGGGGTCGGTCGGGGTTATCGCCATGCACTACGACCGTAGTGGAGCGGACCAAAAGGCCGGGCTCAAGCGGACACCCATCTACGCGGGTCGCCACAAGGCCGTGGGAAGTGATGCTCTCCCCCTGGACGAAGACAGTCGGGCGGTTATCCAGTCCTTGGTGGACGCTCAGTATAACCTGTTCGTGTCGTCCATTGCGGCCAACAGGGCCGTGACCAAAGCATGGGCCATGGAGGAAATGGCCGACGGGCGGATCTGGATTGCGTCCGAGGCAAAGAAGCGCGGGTTCATTGATTTCGTCGGGTATCTCGACGACGTATTGACCCACATCGACGAGAACGGAATCAGCAAGAAAGGAGCCGAGATGGAATTGACCAAGGAGCTGCTTCTGGCAGAACACCCGGATCTCTACAACGAGATCTATGAGGAGGGCTGCTCCGCAGGACGAAAGGAAGCGGACGCCCTCATTAACGAGGCTCAGGAGGAAGCCTACGGGTCCGGCTACGAGGCCGGCATCAGGGAGGAACGTGAGAGGGTGACGGCCCTGTTGGACGCCGAGGCGGACAGGGAGGCCACCCTGAAGGCGATCCGAGACGGGATCTCCGTGGAGTCTGCCTTCAAGATGTTCTACGAGGCCGAGAGGCGACGCCGCGTGTCGGCCCTGAACCAGATGGCCGATGATGCCCCGGAACCTGCCGGCGCGGTGGTCTCGGACGATGCCGTCGGCGACCCGGAAGCCAAGGTCAGGAAGTACATGGGCGAGGGGATGAGCCGCACCAAGGCCCTGAAGCGGCTACGGGCCGAGCATCCGGATCTCTATGAGATCTACAGCCAGCAGGTCGGGAAGAATATCCCCCAATAATCCTCGACAACCCCAACGAACCCACCAAGAGGAGATGTGTCATGGCTTGGAATGAAGGAATCAAGGCGTTTGTGACCGCCGGTGCCGTTGCGGCCTATCGCCGCGTGACCATGGCAGCGGATGGAACCATCAACTACTCCGGCGACAACGAAGTGGGCCACGGCGTGTCGCTGAACCACTGCTCGGCGGCCGGAGATCACTGCAGCGTGAAGCTCATCAACTGTGCGGGCACCTTCGAGATCGAAGCCGCCGGGCCCATTGCCAAGGGAGCTGCCGTGTATGCGGCCCCCAGCGGCAAGGTCCAGGCTCTCCCGGCTGCGATGGGGACGTACTACCGGGTCGGCACGGCCCTCGAGGCCGCGTCCGGCGACGGAGCCGTGATCGAGGTGCTGCCTGACGACCACGTGAGCACCACGACCGTATCGTAACCCACAACGTGTGCGTAACCTGAGAGCCGGCCCCGAGCCGGTTTTTTTGTGACCCACAAACCAAGAGCCACCCGCGGGCGGACCCCGCCGGGTGGCTTTTCTTTTTGGGAGGAAAGACCATGCCTCAAACGACTGCAGCCAATCGGATCGACCCCGTGTTGTCGTCCGCCGCCACCGAGTACTTCCTGAACGCGGCGGATGCGGGATTCATTGCCAGCAGGATTCTTCCCGTGTTCCCTACCTCGGAGCGGAGCGGGGAGTTTCCCATCATCCCGGCCAAGGCGCTACTGGAGACCCCGGACACTCGTCGCGCCCCCACCGGCCACTATAACCGGGGGAGCTGGGAATATGAAAAGGGCGTCTTCGCGTGCAAGGAGTTCGGCTTCGAGGAACCCATCGACGACGGGGACGCCAAGGTGTTCTCCCGGTTCAGCGACGTGAGCGCCGAAGAGGTCGCCGCCATCCGCACCACCGGCATGCTCCTCCGGTCGCGTGAAAAGCGTGTGGCCGACATGATCTTCAACACGTCGAACTTTCCGGTGCACAACGTCGCCACGTCCTGGGGCGATCGGCTCAATTGCACCCCCCGCGCCAACGTGATGGAAGGGCTCAAGGCCGTCAAGGATCAGACTGGGCTGCTTCCCAACGTGTTCGTCTGTTCCTGGAACACCTTCCAGAACGTCATCCAGAGCGAAGAGTTCAAGGACTGGGTGAAGTACACCAACTCGGTGGTCACCAATGAGTTCGAGAGCCAGCGCCAGATCGTGGCCCGCTATTTTGGCGTCGGGGACGTTCTGGTCGGGGATGCGGCCTATGACAGTGCCAACAAGGGACTGTCCGTGTCCGCGACGAACATCTGGAGCGACAGCTACGCCATGCTGGCCCGCGTCGCCACGTCCAACTACGACTTGAAGGAGCCGTGTATCGGCCGCACCTTCCTGTGGGAGGCCGACACCTCGGATCTGGTGGTGGTGGATACCTACTACAGCGACGAGATCCGCAGCGTGGTTGTGCGTGCCCGTCACTACCTGGATGAGCGGCTGGTGTTCACCGGGGCCGGCTATCTGCTGGGCAACTTGGCGTAATTCGTGGGGGATGGTGATGACCGGGTGGGATGAGTTCGCAGCTCAGGACCTTCTGGACGCCATGGAGGACCTGGCCGTCCTGGAGGTGGACTACCAATGCGTGGACGGCTTCACGATTGAAGGGCTGAGGGTCATCCCACGATCCACCCGAAAGGATTTTCCGCTGGGTG